CCGTCGACGCCTAGATATGCCAGGCACATAGCAATCGAGGATGTCTGACACTGACGCCAGCCCTGGGGGCCGTTGTCGAGCTGCGGAAACCAGGGGAACCCCGAGAGGGGATTAGTCGGCCGTATGCCTCGGGCAGGCTGGTCAGGCTGCTTGCCGTCCTGACTCCATGTGACGAACCACGGGCGATCCCGACGCATTGCGGCATCGTACCCATTCTCTTTCAGGTCGCCCTCCAGTTCGCTGATTGCGGCCTGCTGGTGTGGCAGTGCCCGGTAATACCTGAAGATCTGCTCTAGTGTGATCGGCGCAGGATTAGCCATAGTCAGAAGTGGGAGATCAGAGAGACTGAAACATCGAACAACCCACCTGCCAGGCGGGTCTCGGAAATGGGGCTGCTGTAGCGGTAGGACATGCCCTGCAATACGACATCATATAGGCTGGCGTGCATCCGCCAGACATCAGCTGGGATCATGAAAGGGAGCGTGGTGCCACGCTGGCCGATGTAATGATTGCGGATCAACTGCAGCTGGGAAGCAGTCAACCCTGGGAACAACAGAGATAGAGAGACGTCAGCTGCATGAACGGAATGCAGGAATTGCACCCTGTCGCCATTCTGCCCGGTGGCATCGGTGACCAGATGGGAACCCAGGTCATACGATCTGGCGATCGGTTCCAGGCTGGGGAAGTTGGCCATCAGATGGGGGATGGTAGGGGGATCTCCCAGGTTGACGTAGCTACGCCTAGTGTGCCGTTGCTTGAAACGACATCCTCTCCATTATCAATGACAAGGACCAATTCATCAGCAGATGAAGCACCACCTCGGTTTCGGTATACAACCATCTTCCGGGCTGTAATGGTGGATGATGTCCAGCTTATGGCTGGGATTGTTAGAATTGCTTTGTTGGTTGTATTGTTGACACTAAAGCTCGGGACAATAGCTTTACCGCCTGCTGTGTATCCGGTGCCGGTTACCTCATTAGTGATCTGATTGCGCTTCGTATGAAGCCTGCTCTCGGCATAGGCTGATGTGGTCAGCATCGCGTAGTAGGTGTGAGCTGTGGTGCAGTTACCTGCCCACACATCTGCGATGTAGGAATTGTAAACAAGGGAGGCCATGGTAGTAAGGCAGGTGATCAGGCGTCGCCGAATTCAACCGGGGGAGGGTTGAAGGTGGCGAGATAGCGAGCACGGTTCAGGGTAAACCGAACTTCGGCATAATCGCCGAAGCCATAATCTGCACCATTGTAACCAATAGTGAGACCGCGATTCGCTGAACCCCATGCAGGCTGCGCCATTGAATGGACAAGGACCCCATTAAAGAATACGCGTACCGTAGTCCCGTCACCACATACGGCAACATGCGTATACGTTCCAGGCGTGAAAGCTTCTGTTGTATAGCTCTGCACTGCCCAGTCGGTTAGATCGGCGTTGCCTATTGAGTATTTAAGAAGTGTCGCATCTTCTGTCAGCTTGAAAGGCGCTATTCCGGACTGGGCACCACCGCCGCCGTCGAACGCTTTACAAGTCATGATTGGGAAGATCCGCGGGCTGCCAGGGATTGGTGGGTCTTGACTCGGCCGATAGAACAATTCAGCAGTGAACGCCCTACCCCCTATATCCATCAAAGGCGAAGCTGTCGCTACGATGTAACCGCCTGGTGGGGTTGGCGAGAACCAGACCGCCCCATCGAGATAGAGCGAACCGCCAGAGAACTTAGGATAATCACGCCGGATTACTGCATCACCGTAACCCGTAACGATTATGTTATTCTTGCTCAGGTCTGTGAATGTTGTGGACCCCGCAGGTTCGCGGAACTTCAGCAGTAGGGATACATCATCGAAATAAGGATCCGGCTGCACTCGATACAGCACGCTCGCCGCTGATCGGAATCTAACGCCAGCACCGAACGCATAGAATCCCGACATGCTGCCGGGCTGTAGGCTGCTTGCTGGGCTGATCCAATTAACACCCTTGATCTCTGCAACCTGAATAGGCACCATCATAAACTGACATTCAACATCAAAGAAGTTCACATATTGATCAGTTATCTTAGGTGGGCTGGCCCACTGCCAGGCATACCCTGCTGGTGTTAGATCAGCGGCCAGAGTGGTAGACGTGAACGTCCATGAATCGAAGCCGCTCCGATGGCCGCGGTAGTGACTCACCACCTGCAGATACTCTGCCTGCGTCAGACCGACGAATGGCAGGCTCAGGCCGCGGCCGATCTCTGCCGACCCATGGCGGATGATCGACCGCTGGCCGTCCATCGCCTGATGTGTACTGGTTGGCCAGTCGCCGTATGTGGTGACCTGATCAGCAGGCTGTAGCGGGGGGAACTGACTGCTCATGGTGTCGGGATTGTCAGCACCTGCCCCGGCAGGATGAGATCAGGATCGCTGCCGATGGTGCCGGTATTGGCAGCGTAGATGGGACCGAACCTCGAACCGGCGCCATAGAACCGCTCGGCGATGCCCCATAGCGTGTCTCCAGGCTGGACCGTGTAGGTCGTTGGATAGGTAGTGCCCGGCAGTGCCCCGGCCGGAGCACATCCTGAGACAGGCCCCTCCGACTCCAGGCTGGCTAGAACCGTATTGAACCCCAGGAAGTCGATCGATGCCTGCTGTCCATTGATGTCTACATAGTCGATCTTGAATGAAGGTGCCGTCCCTGGTGGTGATGAAGGCGAGAACGGAGGTCCGTTGTAGTTGGGATAGAGCGGGTTGAGGTTCGTGACGACAGGCACAGTACCGGCCTTGACATCGAAAGTCGTGCCGAACTGGGTTCCGCCGGTGCCGCCGTATGCCCCCCACTCGAACCAGTAGAAAAAGGACCAGCGCATGCCGGTATATCCGAGGGGGCAGTCAGGGCCGCTCGTTGGCGGCTCGCCTGGCTTGCCGTCGCCGGGGGATGGCGGTGTACTGCCTGTGCCATCGATGCCGCCGGGGGATGGTGCTGGCGGTCTGTCGCTGTAGCGGCTACCGGCCGGCCCCCCTCCAGGAAGCTGCCATGGAATCGTGTTGTTCCAGCCGTTCCAGTCCTGCCCTGCTGGCCCGATGCCGCCGGTTGCCCACATCGGAGGCAGCGCCGAACCGGCTTGGATCAACGGTGTTCCGCTGGTGCTCGAGGCCGGTGAGGTGATGTCGGTAGACGCAAATGCAATATCGCAACTGGCACCAGTGACGCCGGCCGGCAGGATCTCCCCCGGTGCTACCACCTCAGCCACAGCCCTAGCAATCAGGCTCACGCCGTAGGCATCTACGGGCAGGTGGTTTAGGCTCAGCTGCTCCTCTCCATCCCAACTCGCGCCGATCGATTCGACTACATAAAAGTGGTTGAAAAAAGCCAGCGGCTCGTGATCACATTCAACCCTGAGATAGAGCTGGATCACATCACCTTCGGCAATGGCACTGGTCTGGTTACCGGGCCTGAGATTGATGGTAGCGGAATGGGTCGATAGTGTGCGCCGCGCCAGTTGATAAGCGCCAACCCTAGCGGCATGGATCTCAGACGTACAGAATCCGCTTAGGTCGTGCTGCTCCTGAATCAGACTGTTGCCGTCACCGATCGGCAGGGTACGTGCCAGCGGCGCATCTGTATCAGCGTGCTGCTGACGCCAGATCATATTCAACAGCGGCGCCCTCCTGGTCGCTGCGTTGACATAATCAATCTGCAGGGAATCAGGCTTTACGATCGCTTCAGTCAGCACCCAGCGCGGCGTTATTGCAGTTGTCTTGATGCTGCCGTTCGTATTGGTTGCCAGCAGTGGCCGCAATCCATACCGGCCGTTGATCCTGGTTTCCCTCAGCAGGAAGTAAGGCAAGATGTTCTGCAGCCAGTCGCCGAGATTAGCGGAATCTCTAAACTCAGCATTGCACCATAGCTGATTGATCTCTACGAACCGTGCTGCCGCCTCGAAGCTCGGCAGGTCGATCATGCTGAGCGGCACCCTGCCATTATGAGTCAGTGCCCATAACACCAGGTCGGCGATATTATCCGACGCGCCAACTACACCATCAACCAGCCTGCCGCGGCTGATCTCCATACCCTCCCGGATGAACATATTCCATCCGGTCTGCCAATCGTCAGAACCAGCAGGGAACGTAGCACCGGCCTCGATAGTCGTCAGCCCTTGATAGTTCCCGCCGCCACCCGTAAAGGTCGGGAATGTAGGGACTGTGTATCCGGTTTGTGTAGTGGCGAAGTTGCCGGCCTCCCATGTGCCAGCCCTGGTGTTGTAGTTCTGGGAGTAGGTGCCTATGCGGCATTCCCCGCACCGCACGTCGCGGCGCTGGATCGTACCTAGCCTGCCCTGGCTGAGGACCATGTGATAACGGCTGCTGACCGTGCTGGCGTCGTTGGCGTAGCGCGCCTCCGTCGCACGCGGGAACACCAGCACACCGCCAACGCTGCCCCGCCGCCGGCCGAATACAACCGGGATCGACTCGCCGATCTGCATTGCCTGCTGCTGCACCTGTAGCGGCGATGTGCCGCGAGCGGCTGCCTGTGATGCAGGCGGCGGCGGTAGTCCGGTCTCGGCATCGCGCTGCACTGCAGCACCGATCGGCCGGAACGAGAACGATCGTGCTCTGCCGTCTGAGCTGATCTCGACTCCCTGCTCTGTGATCGCCCGTTGAACTGACGGGTCAGTCGGTGAAAGGGTGCCGGCTACGAATGCCCGGAAGCTGTGCTGAACATCGGCCGTCATCCCTGCATCCCAGCCGGCGCCGAACAATACAGAGGGGTCTGTCGTGCCTTTCTTCTTGGCCATGGTCAGAACCTACAGGGGACGCCGATCAGCGCAGTTGTAGCGGTCAGTGGGGGGAACTGAGCGCCGATCGGTGACAGAGCTGAGCCCAGACTGACCGACAGCTCAGACAGGTCGCCGTTCGCCTCTATCACCTGGCCGACCACTGCCCCAACCAGGACGGTCTCAGACGTTGGCCCGGCATCGATCGCGCCATCATCTGGCGCCTGATATATCTCGAGCGTGGCCAGCCAGGCATCTGCCAAGGCCCGCTCTACCATCGCCCGATTCGAGGGGGTAGCCGGCATGGTGAGGGTAATCTGGTCGCTGCTCTGGCCTGACAACAGTCCATCCCAGCTGAACATGGCGTAGTCCCACTGCTGGCCGCTCCAGATGATCGGCCTGTTTAGCCAGAAAGATTGCCACCTGCGAACGATGGCGCCGCCATCGGCGAAGGTCAGGCGCGTGATAGTGGCTCTGTTCATCGGCTACCACCTCGCGCCACACGGCCAGACGGGCTGGCCAGCTGGCGGAAGATCGCCTGCCCATAGGCCGACAGTGCTGCATCCAACTCCCCCCTGCTGACCCACTGCGAGCCGTCCGGCATCATCATTACGGGCCCGGTCAGGTTGATCTGCGGTGGCGCCATCGCGGGTCCGCTGGCCCGCGTGTGATCGACGACCGTCTCATTGGGATGGAGCATCGCCATGAAACCACCGCGGCCATCAAGGCCGCCGCTGCGTGGTCCGTCGCCAGTGAATCCCCCACCCTCGAATGATGGCACTGGCACACGTGGCAGATATGGCAGCTGCGGTAGACGGAGCGCTGAGGCAGCGCGGTTAACACCGCTGATCACATTGTTAACATTGCCTATGACCATATTGAACGCTCCGGCGATAGAACCCAGGATTGTATTAAGGCTGCCGCGGACTGCACTAATGGCAGCTCTGAATGGTGCGGTGATCGCATCGCCGAGACCGCTTAGGGTCTTGCGTCCATTGTTGACCAGGCCCAGGATCCAGCCAGTCACGGTGGCAAACTGCTGCTTGAGCCAGCCCCATGCCGACCCGATGCCGGACCGGATACCGGCACCGATCGCGGCAACCGCTGCCGTGGCCTTGGATGGGACAGCTGCAACTAGGGCAGAGAGGGCGGAGAACTGGGAACCGATCCAGGCCCATACTGCGCCGATGCCTGATCGGATCTGACCAGCGATGGCACCTAGTGCGCCGGTGATCGCTGAGCCGATGCTGCCCAGGAAGCCAACGACTCCGCTGTAGATCGTCCCTGCAGTGGTAGCGATTGCTGTCCCGATAGCCTGTAGAACCTGGCCAATCTGATCCCGGAAGGAATAGATCAACACACCGAGAGCAATCAGCGCTGCACCAATCACCACAGGCCAGCCGATGACTCCAGCGATGAACGTACCGACAGTGGTAATCAGCGGCACCACTGCGCCTAGCCAACCCGCGATTGTGGCGCCGATGGCCAGGCCCTGGAATGCTCCGGCTATGGTGACCAGGCTGGCTAGGATTGGGCCCAGTGCGGTCAGCGTGATTCCCAGCAGCACACCTACACCGACGATTGTCTTAATGGGACCAGGTAGATTATTGAACGCATCGACTACGCTAGTAATCCCGGTTACCATTAGATCCAGTGCCGGCAATAGCGCAATAGTTATATCCGCAGCTAGACCACCGACCTTGGATGATAGTGTCGCCATCTTATCGCTGTATTCATCCGCCCTTTCTGCAAAGGCTGTTGTCATCTTCACCTTAAGCTTATCGATCGCTTGGCCACCCATATTCAACAATGGCACCATCTCAGCTCCAGACTTTCCGAATAGCTGCATCGCTAGAGCTGTCTTCGTTATACCGTCCGGCATCGCCTTAAACTTATCTGCTATCTCTAGCGTGATCTGATCAGCAGACTTAAGCGCTCCGCTTGCATCCTTTGCGCTGATGCCTAGCGTCTTCAATGCTTCTGCCGTTGTCCCCTTTCCTGTGGTTCCGGCTTCATATAACCCTTTGCTGAGCTTGGCTAAGCTCTTGGCTACGCTATCAATATCCGTTCCGCTTGTTACTGCAGCCTTCTTGAACTTGGCCAGTGATTCGACACTAACGCCCGTTCGTTGCGACATATCGTGCATCGCATCACCTGCGGCGATCGTCTTCTCAACCAACGCACCGATCCCGCCGATGGTCGCCACTGGCGCCAGTGTCCTCAGCGATGATGCCAGTAATCCACTCTGCCCGGTGAGTGATTTGGCTGCACCCTGCAAGCCATCAAACTTCTGGCGC